CGATAATAGATATCATGATTACCTATGAGTATGTGAGTATCAATTTTTTCTTGCCATAATCTTTGCATAAATCTATGTCTAAAGTTATGAGCAATTCTATAATTAATATACTTTCTTCTATCAACAATATCACCTAAATGAATAAGTGTTTTTATATTATGTTCTTTTAAGTAAGGAAAGAATATATCATCATAAAACTTATAAAAGTATTCATCAAATATACTACTATCATTACGAGCCCCAAAGTGGGTATCGTTTAATAATGCTATTTTCATATTATTTTTTAGTCGGTTCTTCTTCTTTTAAATTTCTCTGTAAAAAGTCTAATAATTGACTTTGATATTGTGTATCATCTCCTTGTAATTGATCCATCATATTTTCAACACCTGTATTCGCAATCAGTTTAGATTTAATTTGTATTTGTTTTTTTTCTTTCTGTATTCTTCTTATAAATGCGTAATAGATTATTTGTGTAAAATATGCAAAGGGATTATTTGATTTGTCTGGATTAAAATTACTCATGTATTGCAAACAGTTTTCTATACCGTCTGATATCATATCGTCTCTAAATGTATAATTAATAAAATTTGGTCTATAAGATAAATGATTAGCAATCTTTAAAAAACACTCACCAATATAATTAGTTACATCTGGTTTTGTTTTGTTATTTTCTTCTGCTTTGAGACACTTTTCTCTGTACTCTACCATCGCTTCAAGAAACTTTTTATTATCTACATAATGAGGTTTTTCTTTTGCTTTTGTTTTTTTCATAAACTTATTATACTACATTTTGTGCTTAAATGCAAGCATTTCAACTACTTTTTTTGGTGTGCTTGACATCTCTAGGAAAATGTGTATAATCGACTATGTAGTCGCTGAGGAGAGTAGCTATAGCTAGTGTAGAGTAACTTTACTTTCTTCATAATATTCACCTTCTTCTTCTTCATTCTCTTTTACTCTTTTATCTAATTCTTCTGCTATTTCCATTATCTTTTTAATCTCATTTTCTGAATAAGAAGTTTTGATTTTTGTAGTTTGTAATTTTCTTAATATAACTTCATAATAATTTGCAAGTTCTTTTGCAGCTCTAGATATTACAATAACTTTATCTTTTGGTATTACATACATTTTATCTGTACTAAATGGTACCCACGGTGCTAAAGTGTTATCATCTTTGACGCCAAACTCTGTAATTCTAGGTGTAGTAATTAATTGTAATGGGTTTTGTATTCTTAAAAAATCTTTATCTAATGAAATACTACCGACTATTGTGCTACCATCTGTTAATTTAACAATACGATAATCTGTTAAATCGTTTGGTTCTTTCTTTGATTCTTTTTCCATATTAATATTTATCTATTCTTTTAGGTCGATATTGTGTATCTCATAGTCAAACTCTTCCTCTGTATAGATGTTTATCCTCTCTTGAAAATGTTTTAATGTAAAGTTTTCTTTCGACTTATAAGTTAAGTCATCTGCTATATCATACAAAGTAGCACTAACTTTATTATCGCCTAATCTTAGACCACGACCAATACTTTGTAAATTTCGTATTCTACTTTTAGATGGACTCGCAAAAATAATATTATGTAAATTTTTAATATTAACACCAGTAGAAAATGTGCCATAACTTGCAACGATAATAGCATTCTTTTCTTTTTCTACAATACCTCTAATTGTTTCTCTTTCATCTGCTTCAACACCACCAAAAATATAAAAAACTTTTCGGTCATCATCAGCCTTTTCTTTAATTATTTCGTGTAAATTTTTACCATGTTTTTCTACTAACTGAAATAAAACTAATGTATTACCTTCTAGTTTTAAAGATAAATTACGAATAAAATTTTGTCTTGATTTACTACTTACTAGGTAATCTATTTCGTCTTGATACTTGCCACTTGTAACCATTTTACTATTCTCAACTGTGTGCTTTAGTATCAAACATCTAACAGTAAGATTTGATAATTGATTTTTATCCATAAGTTTTCTTGTAGATGTTACTTTATTTACAGCGCCAAATAAACCTTCTAATACTAACTTATGTGTTTGAGCACCATCTAAAGTTCCTGTAAGACCGATACGATATTTACAATCTATAAGTTTAGTCATGATTTCTGTAAGTGATTTAGATTTAAATAAATGTGCTTCATCACCAAACACAACACCAAACTGTTCAAAATATTTTTTTGGTAACTTATATAAACTTTGCCATGTTGATATCAAAACTCTTTTATCTGTTTGATTAGAATAACCGCTGTATAATCTATGACAGTATTTTTGAACATTCCAACCATATGATTTAAAATCAGAATACATTTGTTCAACTAATGATGTTGTTGGCACTATCAATAAACATCTATTATTTTTTTCATCTTTAATTAGGTGTGAATAATATCTTATAAGTGCATAGATAATAAATGATTTACCACTTGCAGTAGGACTTAATAATAATGTTCGATTGTATTTTAGACTATGATAGATAGCGTCTATTTGATAATCTCTGGCTTCAAAACTTTGACCTAGACTATTAGAGAATTTTGTAACAATATCTTTATTTACTTTGTTCTCTATCTCTACATCTTTACCAGTTACGATTTGATAATCTCGTTCTTCAGCAAATGCTCTGATGTATGGATATAGACCAAAATATATTTCTTTTGTTTTCTGTGAATATAGTCTTATCTTTCCATCCCACATACGATTACGAAATGCAGGCATGAACTTATAACCTGGCACATAGAATGTAAAAAATTCTGATATTTCTCGTTGAATGTTTGGATCACAATCAACGGTTATATAGACTTCGTTTTTCTTTTCAACTATTATAGTATCCATGTCATTATGCTATAGCGAACGCCACTAGTTACTTTTTTAACTTCATGAGGAAACATAAAGTTTGAAGGAAAGACAACAGCAGAACCTTTGTCTTTATCTAGATTTTCGCCACATAATGTAAATTCACCACCTTCATAATCACTATTTAAAAATATTAATGATGTTAAGTGTGGATAGCCTTGTTTTTGACCATGACTATGATGTATATTGTCTATATGTTCTTTCATAAAACCACCTGTTTCATAACAGTTGATTCTAAAATGTGTATATTCTTGTATCTTTATTTTATTATGTGTCTTAACGTAGTCGTTTACTGCTGTTTCAAATCCTTGTTTTATTGTTTGATAGCCAAACATATTTGGGCCTATCCAAAACTCTTTCATCTCAACTTTAGATGTACCTAGATTTTTAGTATTAGTTGAAAAGGTGGACGTTTTCCATCCTTTAAATGTATCTTTATTATAGTGTGCGATAAGATTATCACAAGCAGTTGGTTCTAATACTTGTGGATAATAATATATGTAATCAGAAATTTGCTGATTGGAACTCATGATGTTCTCCTACTTGTCCTTTGACTTGCATATTCCATGCTATACTTATGCGTTTATTATTAGACTTATTTTGCTGTACCCAATGTGGCAACCACGCAGGGAAAAACATTGCTCTATTTGTTTTAGACGCATAACTTAACAAACTAGAATTGTAAGTGTTTTTAGTTTTCTTTCTTGGCACTATTACATCAGCTGCAGGTCTAGGATCGTGAAATACTATACTTGCACCTTGATCTGATTGTAAATAATAAGTGCCACTTAAAAAATTATTAGAATGTGTATGAACGGGATGATGTTCATTATTCTTTAAAACATTTGCCCACATATCAGTAATAATTAAATCTTCTACATCATATCCTAAAGTATCACATATTTTTTTGCCAGTCTTTACAACCAAATCTGAAAAAGTTTTGAACTCTTTTTTAGTATGTAAATCTGCTGACTTTGTTTGCCAGTTATTATCATAGTCTCTTTCATTCCATAAATCACCGATATACTTTTTCATAGTATCAGTTTCAGATATAAAATTGTCTAATAAGAATATATTAGTTGCGAATATTTGTTGATGTTCCATAAAAAATATAACTCCCGTCTCTGCTCCATTTAATAAACTTCATAGGTAATAATCTCATATACCATGGTGTAGGACAACTTGTCATGTTATTCCATAACTCATAAACTCTTCCGTACTTACCTATCTTTGATAGACCCACACAAGCAGGATAATCTCTAGATGGCTCCACTAGTAAATTTTTTCCATTCTATTGCATTTTTAATTAAGAATGTTCTATTGTTTATACTTCGTAAAACTTGCTCAAGATAAGTAACTACCTGTTTTAAGTATGCAGATTTTTGATCTGCCTTTTGTAATTCATCATCTGAATCCATATAGATATGAACATCTGCTTTTAATACTTTTAGATCAAAAGGTTTTTCTCTGTAAACACTTGGATCTGCTTTACCTGTATAGTATTCCCATTTTTGTCTTTGCATAACTTTATGTTCATATTCTGCCTTCTTTAATAGTAAAGAAAACTTATTATAATGTTGTAAGTATTTGTTGTGTAGTAAAGGTATTTTAGTTGATTCAGTATCTAATTCTGTGTCATCAAGTTTAAAATCTCTATCTACTTGTTGTTGTAATTCCTCTAATGTCATACGGATATTATATCACCTTTTGGTTGTTTTGTCAAGGCTTTTCGCCATTTCTTTATGTGTTATATAAAATAAATTACTACAATCTTTCCATTCATCTATTTTACAATCTATCGGCGTTTTACCGATCTCATTTAAATTTACTTTGTAAAACTTAACATCTTTAAATTTATCAAATGTATTTTTATGTTGTAGTATCCAGTTAAATGTTTCATCAGGATTATTAGGTCTTGCATAATCGGCATCTTTATTGGCATAACAATCTGTGCCAGCATATACATTGTTTATTTTATTATCTAAACTATATAAATCATGACCAATAATATAAATCTCTTTGGCACCCAACTCACACGCAAGATGAATACTTCTTGATCCTGTTGCATATGCAAAGCCATCTACATCTGGTTCTATATCTTTTACTTTGTCTGGATGTTTAACGCCTGTAATATAAGTTACGCCTAAATTATGACCTTTTGTAAGTGTAAACACACCATCAGCGCCATGATAAACTACTTGTTCACTATCATTCCACTCTACATCAGTTTTATCTGCCATAGTTTTTAACATTTCCTTTGCGACAAATATTGGTACAGGTGTCCAGTAT